CCGGCCTCGACGAAAGAGGCCGCCCCGTGCGCGCCCTCCTGCCCGTCGAGCCCGCCCCCGAGGACACCGCGGAAGAAGCTCCGCCGCCGCTGACCCCCGGCGACCTGTACTTCCCGGCGTCCGGGGCGATCGCCCGCCAGTACCCGTGGAACGACGGCCCCTCCTACGTCACCTGCTACCTCACCGACGCCACCTGGCTCATCGAGGACCTCAAAGGCGCTGTTGATGTGGACTCCCTGCCCTTGTCCACGGCGACGTTCGCGACCCGCGGCGATGGGGAAGTCCTCGACCACCTGGACCTGCTCATCGACTTTGTTCCGGTGGTCCATCTGCCGAACACGGTGCCGCCCGCTGAAGAGCACTGGGGGCAGAGCTCGCTGGCGAAGGTGTTGCAGGTCTTCGACGAACTCGCCAGCAGCGACACTGACTCGGCGAAGGCCTCGGCGACCACCGGATCGCCGATGATCGGCCTGTGGGGGAAGGCCGCCGGGGCCGGAACCGAAGTACATGAAGTCTCGCCCGGCCTAGTCCTCAAGCTCGGTGAGGGCGGCGGCATGACCGCCCTCGACACCAGCAAAAACCTCGCCGAACTCCGCTCCCACATTCAGGACCTCGCCGAACGTGCCGCGAAAATCTCCCGGCTTCCCGCAGTCGCACTCGGCACCCTCGACCCGTCGAAGGCGCCCTCCGGGTACGCCATGGACGTTTCCCTCGGCCCCCTCGACGCACTCATCGCCTCCATGCGCCTGGCCCGCGACCACAAGTACGCGCTGCTACTGAAGATGGTGCAGCGCCTGTACCTGGCCGGCCAGCACCCCGACTGGGCCGGAATTGCTCCCATGCCCGCACGGCTGGCGTTCGGCTCCTACAAGCCCACCGACAAGCAGGGCATCCTCACTCTGGTCACACAGGGCGTAGAGGGCGGCGTCATGTCGTTGGAGACCGGCCTGAAGATGCTCATCGAGGCCGGCTTCCCCATCGACGACGCCCAGGACGAGGTCGACCGCATCCAGTCCCGGCAGTTCGACAAGGCCCGCATGCTCGCCGACGCCACCGGCGACACCCAACTCGTGGGGGACTTCCTCGGCGTGAAGGTTGACCCCGCCGACACCACCCCACCCGAACCCGTCCTGCCGCCCGGCGGCACCCAGAGCCAGGACCCCAACGCGGTGCCTGCGGGCGGCGCGCAGACAGGCGGGGGGAACACATCTTGATATCTGTGGTGTCCTTGATCTCAGGCGCGGGGCCTGAACTGTCTTTGGGAGGACTGTCTCTTATGCGTCGCCCCGCGCAGCACCACATCGGATGCTCCGGTGCCCCCGAGAGGAGCGCCCGATGACTGAACCGCAGATCCCGCCCACCCCGACGCCCGCGCCCGTGTCGGATCCGCCCAAGCCCGGCCCGCCGCCCACCCCGTCGGCCACGTTCACCCAGGAGGACCTGGAGCGGATCGCCGCGAAGGAAAAGTCCCAGGGCGAACGGGCTGGGGCCCGCAGGGCCCTCGAGGAGTTCGCAGCCGAGCATGGTTTCGCCAACGTCGACGACGCAAAGGCGTTCATCGAGGCGGCCCGAAAGGCCCAGGACGAAGCCCTCTCGGAGCAGGAGCGCGCCAAGAAGAAACTGGAGGCAGATCAGCAGGCCATCGCGGCCGAGCGGCAGACGATCGCCGCGGAACGGCGCGCACTGCGCCGTGAGCAGGCCCTGTCCCGCCTGGGTGCCATCGACGCCAAGGACGACCAGGGCAACGACATCCCGAACCTTCAGGACGCGCTGGCCATGCTGGACCGCGACCTGGCCGCCACTCCCGACGCCGACGAACATACCGTCGCGGAGGCAGCCGCCAAGCTGAAGGCGCGCCGCCCCGAACTCTTCGGCACGCCGGCCGCACCGCAGCCCAGCCAGATGCCGCCCGCCCCCGGCGGAGCCCCCGCCGGAGGCCCCCCGCCCCGCCAGGCGCCGGCCGGACGCCCCGGAGACCGAGGCCGGGAAATGGCCCGCCTGCGCGGCAAGGTCCGCGACACCGCGGCCTAAAGACCTCCCCGGCCCACCCGGGCCGGGGCAACGGGACCACGCCCTCTCCTCGTGGACGCTCACCGGCTGGTGCAGCAGTCACCGCACACCGCAGTTCACCAGGAGAAGGCCGTGAACGACTTCCAGCCCTACTCCTACACGGACAGCGTCACGGCCGACCGCCCGTGGCTTGCGTCCCTGGTAGGAGTCCAGGACACCAACAGCATCACCCTCGACCTGACCAAGTTCACCGAGGGCACCCACTACGTGAAGAGCGCCAACCCGGCCCTCCAGGGCCGCAACGTCATGAAGTCCGGCATCCCGCTGGGCGTCGTAACCGCATCCGGCCTGTACGCCCCCTACTCGGGGCCCCGCAGCGAGGTGCAGACCGTCACCGTCACCGGCGCACCCACCGGCGGCACCTACACGCTGACCTTCAGCGGGCAGACCACCGCAGCGATCCCCTACAACGCCACCGCCGCACAGGTGAAGACGGCCCTCGAAGCCCTCTCCAACGTCGACGTCGGAGACGTCGCCGTTTCCGGCGGCCCGCACCCCGCCACGGCGATCGTCGTCACCTTCGGCGGCCAGTACCTGTCCGACGACGTCGCACAGATGACCGCCACCGGCTCCCTCACCGGCGGCTCCAGCCCCGCCGTCTCGGTGGCCACCACGACCGCGGGCGGCGGCGCCTCGGCCTCCGACGGCACTGAAGTCCTCGCCGGGTTCCTCGTCGACGGCTTCAGCTTCAACCCGACGTCCGTCAAGGCCACCGGCGCGCTGCTGTGGCACGGCGAGATCTACGCCGAGGACTGCCCGATCCCGTTCGACCCGACCGACGTGGCCTCCACGGCGCCCGGCGTCAGCTTCCACTACCGCACCCGATAACAGAAGGAGGAGATCACCATGGAGGCTCTCGAGCTCCTCCTGCGGGACACCAACGACACCGACCTCACGGTGTACGCCCGCCAGCTCTACACCCCGGCCAACTACGCGCTCACCCGCGAGATCCTGCCCGAGCGCAGGGTGCAGGGCGTCAAGTTCCGCACCACCTCATCCAAGCGCCGAGTCAACGCGGCCAAGTTCCGCGCCTACGACGCACCGACCGCCATGGCCAAGCGGCAGGCGGAGCAGGTCGTCAACGAGGGCATGCTGCCCGCCCTCGGCCAGACCCTCGCCGTCTCCGAGATGGACCAGATCCTCCTCGACGTCGGCCACGGATCCGACACTCAGCGCTACATCGACCTTCTCTACTCGGACGTCGACCGGCACGTGGAGTCCATCCAGACCGCGCAGGAACTCGCCGCCGGCCAGCTCCTGGCGACCGGCGTTGTCGACCTGCCCGGCATCGGCCTGGACGTCGACTGGAACGTCCCGGCCGCGAACATGCCCACCGCGTCCGTGCTGTGGGACCAGCCGACCGCCACCCCCCTGTCCGACGAGCGGGCCTGGATCGACTACCTCATCGACTCCGGCGCCCCAGCGCCCCGCGAGGTCCTCACCTCCCGACGCGCCCGCTCCATGCTCGCCTCCAACGCCGAATACCAGATCGCGTTCTACGGGCAGAACGCCGCGAACAATCCGGGCACCACGCTGTCTCCGCCCGAAGTCGACGCCGTCCGTGCCCGCTTCGGCCTGCCGCCCATCCGCATCTATGACGTGCAGGTGTGGAACGACGACGTCTACCAGCGGGTCATCCCGGACAACAAGTGGATCCTCATCCCAGACGTCCCCGCACAAGAGTGGGCGGAGACTCAGTACGGGCAGACCCGGGAGGCGGCCAAGTTCACCTCCGGCACCAACCCGGCCCTCACCCGCGAGGAGGCCCCGGGCATCGTCGTCGTCTCCCACGTCGACGACAACCCGGTGCAGATCTACACCCGTGGCGCCGCGATCGGCATGCCGGTGATGTACGTGCCGGACATCCACATCTCGGCGACCGTCCTCGGGGAGTGATCTGCTATGGCGAAGCTGGTTAAGGCCACGTTCGTCAGGGACCCGGACAGCCACCGCACCGTCCTGCTGCTGCCGGGGGAGGGGCCAGAGCCGCGCCTTGCGGCCCTGGTCACCAATCCCGACGCCTGGGAGAACGGCCAACTCCCTGAGGCAAACCAGCCTGACGGCGACACCGGAAAGCAGGACGCCGACAGCGACGCGAACCCGCCCGCCAAGGCCGCACCTGCGGCCAAGAAGACCGCCGCGAAGAAGACCGCGGCGACCGGCCGGTCCCGGGGCCGGGACGCCGCTGGAGAGGGCGACAGCGGCGACTAGCGGCGTGCGGGCCCGCACCCCAAGTGGTGGGGGCGCCAACCGGGACGGGCCCGCACCCGCACCACCCTGCCACCCCACGCCCCTTCCCCGGGAGGACACCAGCCATGGCACTCG